TGAAGGCCCTGCAAGCGCCATGAGCCGGCCCGACCCCAAAGCCTTCGAGCGCTTCTGGGCGGCCTATCCGAGCCGGCCCGATAACCCCAAGGCCGCCGCGCGCCAGGTCTTCGAGCGCCGGGTGCGCGAGGGCGCGGACCCTGAGGTGATCGTCGCCGCCGCTGGCCGCTACCGCGCCTTCGTGGCCAGCCGCAAGCTGGACTCGATCTATATCCCCCACGCCCGCACGTGGCTCAGCCAGCGCCGCTGGGAAGACTATGCCGAGGCGACGGTTGAGGCGCCGTCTTGGGCGCCCGATCCTGGCCATCCCCTGGCCTTCCTGTTGGACGAGGTGGGCGAGGCCTATTGGCGCTCTTGGATGGAGCGGGTGAGCATCGACCCCGCCGCCGCGTCCACGGTCCTGATCTTCCGCACCCGCGTCGCTTGCGAGCGGGTCGCCGTCGACTGGGGCGGCGAGATCAATCGCCACTTCGGCCACCCCGTCACCTTCGCTGTCGAGCGGGGGACGTCATGAACATCCCCGCCCATGACTGGACACCCGAGGCCAAGGAGCTGGTCGCGGCGCTCTATATTGAAGGCAAGTCGGCCACGGAGATCAGCCAGGCCGTCCGGGAGCGGTTCGCGCTGATCAAGACCCGCAACGCCGTCATCGGCGTGATCAGTCGCCTGGGTCTAAGCCGTGGGCTGAAATCGCCGAGAAAGGGGATTGAACCCCCTCGGGCGCGCCCGAGCGCGCCGCGACGGGTGACGCCGCCTCGCGAACGCTCCGCGCCGCCCATGCCGCCGCCGGAGACGGTGGCCATAGCCCTGCCGCCTCGGGGCCGGTCCCACGTGCCCCAGATCGTCTGCATCGGCCATCCGCCGAGCTGCGATCCCGCGTCCGCGCGGTCGAAGCGGCTCACGGAGCTGTCGCTGAGGGATTGCCGATACCCGGTCGGCGTCGCCACCGGGGCGGATCAGCTCTTCTGCGCCGACCACGCGCCCGAGGACGATCCCTATTGCCCTCTCCACCGGCGCATCGCCGGGGGCAAACGCACCAAGATCAAGGGCGCGATCAAGCTGCCGAGGTATGCGCGATGAAGCCGAGCGCCCGCCAGATCTTCAGCGTCGTCGCGGCTCAGAGCGGACTGAGGCCCGAGGTGGTGCTTTCCCGGCGCATGGCGCGCCGTATCAGCCGGGTGCGGGGCCGGGCGTTCTGGGCCATCCGGACGATCCGACCGGACATGTCGTTCCCCCGGATCGGCCGCATCGTCGACCGCGACCACACGACGATCCTGTCCGCTTTCCGCGTCTGTGAGCGGCGCCGCCAGGAGAGCGAGGAAGAGCGCCTCGCCTGCGACGCGGTCCTGGCCGTCTTTTTCAACGAGAGCCCGGAGGCCATGGCGTCATGACCCAGCGCATCACCTGCTGCATCGAAGGCTGCGCCCGCTCGATGAAGAATCCGGCCGGCTATTTCGCGTGGCTATGCCCCCGTCATTTCCACATGACGGACCTGTCGCTGCGCGCCACTCACAAGGCCGCGCGGCGCGCCTGGCTGGGCGCCCTGCGGCAAATGCGAAGCGAGCTGCGTCGCGAAAGGGAGGGCGCAGCCGCGCCCAGCGCGGAGCGTCTCACCGCCGTCCGCGAAGCCGGCGACCACGTCCGCACGGCCTGGGACGCCCTGGTCGCCGACGCCACGATCAAGGCCGCGTTTGGGGGCGAGGAATGACCGCCCCGGAAGCGGAGGAATGCGGCTGGCGGCTGCTGTGGCGTCGCAAGGGAGGTCGCGCCTGATGGTCGCCTATAGCGAAACCTCATTCTTCGTCAGGCCCATCATGTTGAAGGAAAAACAACACACGATCCGCCGACCCCGGCGCCGTCACGCGCGTCCGGGAGAGCAGATGCAGTTCTTTACCGGCCCCAGGATGAAACCGGTGCGAGTCGGCTTCGCAGTCTGCCAGTCAGTGCGGGAAATTCGTCTTAACTTCCGCGACGACGTGATCACGCTCGATGACGCCGTCGAATATGCGGAGATGTGGTCTCTAAATGCCTTCGCCTCGCGAGACGGTTTCGGCTCGGTCGACGCCTACCCATGGCTAAGGATGAAGCGCTGGTGGGCCACCGTCGCCGAGGGGCGTGCTGTTTGTAACGGAATCTTGCTGGAGTGGGGTGACACATTCCGCCCTGAGAGGCTGCCGTGACCGCCCGTCCGGCCCTGGCGAAGGTCGCCATAGCCCGCAAGGAGCTGGGTCTCGATGAGGAGACCTATCGGGCCGTCCTCACGCGCCTGACGGGCCAGGACTCGGCGAAGGCTTGCACGGATCGCCAGCTCGGGCTCGTGCTCGATGAGTTCAAGGCCAAGGGGTGGAAGCCACACGCAAAGGTGTTGGCTCGCAACACGAAGCTCCGCCTGGTCGATCCCCCGGCCGTGCGCAAGGCGCGGGCCCTGTGGATCTCGCTCCACCAGCTCGGCGTGGTCAGGGATCGGACGGACGCGGCGCTGGAGAGCTTCGCGGTGAAGCAGATCGGAAAGCCCCTGCGTGAGGCCGACGCGGCGCGGGTCTATAAGCTGATCGAGGCTCTCAAGGCCATGGCCGAGCGCGCCGGCTGGGATCAGTCCGGCGACGCCGAGGAGATCAAGGCGCGGCTCGCCGCGCTTCTGGATGCGCGCGGTCGTGACCAAGGCTGAGAGTCCCCAGCCTGACCTCTTCGTGGCGGCGGCCGAGGCCGCGCGCCAGGAGGCGGCCAGGCGCTGGCGCAACGCGCCGTGGGGGCTGCGCAACGAGCGCTTCAAGGCCTTTCAAGAGGCCACTCAGGCGGCTCTCAGAGCCTCCCTGGAGGCGCGCAAATGAGCCGCGCGGATGACCAGATCGTCGAGGGGATGGAGGCGACGGCCGCCAACCTCATGCGGCTCCTGGGCGAAGATCGGGCGCGGGGCCTCGCCGAGGCCTTCGGTGGTCGGCGGCTCTATGTGCCGCGCCAGCCGGGACCCCATCACCCGATCACCGTCGCCATCGGTCAGGAGGCGGCCGAGCGCCTGGCCGCCGCCTTCCATGGCGTGGGAATTGATGTGCCCGTCATGCCGGCCACGCGCACCGAGATCCGGCGCCTGGACGCCGAGGGCCTGACCCGGGCCGATATCGCCCGCCGCCTCAAGATCACCGAGCGGTGGGTTTACAAAACGCTCGCCGAAGCTCCATCTTCGCCCCCGCGCCAGGGCCGACTCTTTTGAGCGAGCCTGCACCCTGAATTAGTTCAGGGTGGAATGCGCGCCAGCGGACCTCTAGCGTCCGACCATGGACACCCGATCCGAAGCCAATCTTGAGAAGGTCCACCCGGACCTCGTCAAGATCATGCGCAGCGCCCTCCAGGCGCCGCAGCCCTTCGTGGTGACCTATGGAATTCGGACCGTGGAGGCCGAGGAGCAGGCCTGCGCCAGCGGCCACTCCATGACCATGCATTCCCGCCATCTGCCGAGCGCCGATGGCCTCTGCCGCGCCGTCGATGTGACGCCCCTGATCGACGGCGAAATCAGCTTCGCGGCCGGCCGTGAGGCCGAGGTCTATGGCGCGCTCGCCGCCCAGATCAAGCGCGCTGCCGCGTTCTGGAAACTCCCCATCGAATGGGGCGGCGACTGGGAGACCTTCAAGGATTGGGGCCACTTTCAACTGCCCTGGAGCACCTATCCATGACCGACGGCGACACCAGCGCGCCCATCGCGGTCGTGCCGTCCTTTGTCGACGCCCTGATCAAGACCTACGCCCAAAAGGCCCTGACCGCCGCTGCGGCCACCGTGGGCTTCACCGGTGTCCAGCAAGGCCAGATCGCCCAGATCGGCGTGGGCGTTATCCTGGGCCTCGTCTCCATCGCATGGGCCTATCTCGAAGAGCGCCTGGCGCGCGCGCGGCTCATCGCCGCCGTGGTTTCGCCCGCCGCCACGCCGGTGGTCCAGGGCTTCCTCACCCCCGCCGTCAAACCCCTATCCCCGCCCGTCGCTTGAAAGGACGTACCCCCAGTGTCCCTGCTCTCAAAGTGGGTCTTCGACCCGATCAAGAAGCTCATCAGCTCGGCCAAGATCGTGCCTGAGCTCATCGACCTCGCCAGCGAGGCGGAGACAATCTACGTGAAAAGCGGGCCGGCTGGCATCACCGACGCCATCGTCGACAAGCTCGAGGGCGGTCTCCAGGCCGTGGTGGATGACGCCTTGACCGGCGCCATGACCAGCCTCGGCCCCGTCGGCGTGGCCCTGGAGCCGGAAGCCCTCGTCTTGGCCAATGAAATGGTCGCCTGGTTGAAGGACCACACCAACGCCGTGATCGACAGCCTGTTCAGCCACGCGACCACCGCCGTGGCGGCTCAGGCCGCGCCGGCTCCGGCGATTGGCTCCGCCGCCACCACCACCGCCTAGAGTCTCTAGGCCATGGTCTTGCTGCCACAGGCGGCGGAGACGGTCAGCACCGTCTGCGCATTCATCGCCACGGGTTGCGCGGTTTACGTGGCCTTCCGGGACACCATGTGGCGCCGGCGCGGCCTCGCCAAGGAGCTGAGCGACCGCATCACGGCCGCCCACGACAAGGCCGAGGCCTGGCACACCAGCCATGAGGCGCAGGAGTTGCGAAAGACCGTCGAGCGCCACGGGCGCGCCCTGGCCAACCAGACCACCACCCTGGCCGGTCTCGCCACCAAGGATGACGTGCGGGATATCAAGATCGAGGCGGCGGCGCTCAAGGAGCAGGTACAGGGCGCTGCGGCGGGCATCGACCGGATCGAGGGCATCCTGATCCGCCGCGCCATTAGCGGAGACGGTCTCAGCAAATGAGCCACGTCCTTCAGGCGCACCTCCGGCTAACCTGCCTGCGCGCTCTCTCCGGCGCGCCGGGCTACCGCGCCAACTCCTCGATCATCCACACGGTGACCGGCGAATTCGGCATCATGGCCACCCGCGACCAGATCAAGAGCGAGCTGGCGTGGCTGGCCGAGCAGGGCCTGGTGGAGACCTCGGAGGTCGGCGCCATGACAATCGCCACGCTCACCGAGCGCGGCCTCGATGTTGCGGACGGACGCGCCATGGTCCCGGGAGTGCAGCGGCCCGCCCCGGGCGCCTGACGCCCATGGCCAAACAACCCAGCTCCATCGACCGCCTGCCCGAGGAGGTCCGCACCCTCATCGGGCGCCTGCGCGTCCAGGGCCGCACCATTGACGAGATCATGGCGCACCTCGGCACGCTCGATGTGGAGATCTCGCGCTCGGCGCTCGGCCGCCACGTCAAGGGCCTGGCCGCGCTCAAGGAGCGGATGCAGCACAGCCGGGACATGGCGCTCGCCCTGGTGGATCGCTTCGGCGACCAGAGCGACAACCGCCTCCAGCGCCTGAACCTGGAGCTGATGCACTCGGTGGTCATGCAGACCATCACGGCCACCGTGGATAACGAAGACGGCGAGCCGCAGCCCGTGACCTTCTCGCCCGAGGACGCCAAGTTCTTGGCCCAAGCCCTGGCCCAGCTCGCCAGCGCCGCCAAGATCGACAACGACCGCGCCATCATCGCCCGCCGCGAAGCCCTCAAGGCCGCCGCCGGGGCCGTGAAGGACTCCGCCGCCGAGGCCGGCCTGTCCGACAAGACCGCCGACTTCATCATGGCGAAGATCCTCGGGGTGGCGGGGTGACCGACGCGATCCAGGGTCCCTTTGAGAAAACGGGCGCCTCGCTTCCCGCCGTGCTGGAAGGGCGGCCGGTCGATGGCGTGCTGCTCGGCTATCAGCGGAAATCGGTCGCCGCCTTCATCGCCAATGCCCTCACCGTCATCGCCAAGAGCCGGCGGATCGGCCTGACCTGGGGCGTCGCCTCCTATGCGGCGCTGGAGGCGTCCAAGGCCCGGGGCGGTCAGGACGCGTTCTATATTGGCTACAACCTGGATATGGCGCGGGAGTTCATCGAGACCTGCGGCATGTGGGCCAAGGCCTATGGCTTGGCGGCGGCCGAGGTCGGCGAGGAGGTGTTCGAAGACGAGAAGGGCGACAAGGTCCAGGCCTTCCGCATCACCTTCGCCTCTGGCCACAAGATCCTCGCCCTGCCGAGCCGGCCTAGGTCCCTTCGTGGCATGCAGGGCATCGTCATTCTGGACGAGGCGGCCTTCCACGACGCCCTGGCTGAGATGTTGAAGGCGGCCATGGCGCTCCTGATCTGGGGCGGCAAGGTGATCGTGATCTCGACACACGACGGGATCGCCAACCCCTTCAATCAGCTCGTGGACGAGATCGAGGCCGGGCGCCGACGCGGCAAGGTGGTGAAGATCACCTTCGCCGACGCCATGGCCGACGGCCTCTATGAGCGCGTGTGCCTGGTGAAGCGCGAGGAGCCGACGGCCGAAGGCAAGGTCGCGTGGGAGGCGGACATCCGGTCCTTCTATGGGGACGACGCGGACGAGGAGCTGGACTGCATTCCGACCCAGGGCTCCGGCTCCCTGATCAAGCCCGAGCACCTGGCCGCCTGCGAACATCCCGACGCGGGAAAGCCGGAACTCTATTCCGGCGGCCTTTTCTATATCGGCCGCGACGTGGCGCGCCGCGTGGACGGGGCGATCATCTGGGGCTTCGAGCTGGTGGGCGACGTGCTCTGGCTGCGCGACCGCTACGAGGCGCATGGAGCGACCTTCCGGGCCCAGGATGACGCGGCCGACGCCATGTTCCAGACCCGCCGGGTCACCGCCTACTGGATCGACCAGACGGGCATGGGCGAGAAGGTGGTGGAGGACGCTCAGCTCAAGCACGGGACCTATCGCGTGGTGGGCGTGCTGCTGACCGGCCCCAATCGGCTCGATCTGGCCACCAGCCTTGTCCAGCGCTTCGAGCGGGGCCTTATCCGCATTCCGCCAGACCCGGCGGTGCGCGCGGATCTGCGGGCCATCAAGAAGGCCAGCGGCGCCCAGGGCCAGGTGCGCCTTATCAACGAGGGCGACGTCCATGCCGACCGCTTCTGGGCCGCCGGCCTTGCCTGCCGCGCCGCCGACACGCCGATCACGGAGTTCGACTACACGCCCGTCCCCCGGGTGACCGCCCTCGATGCGCGGGCCGACTTCGATGACGGCGACAGGGGCCAGAGGGTCGGCGGCGGCCTGCGCCGTGACTTCGCCCGCGCGAGAGGAACCTGGTGATGCCTCCCGGCCTGGTCGATCAATACGGCAAGCCCATTCAGTTCAGCGTCCTGCGCGAGGAGGTGGCCGCGCCGTCGCTGATGAGCGTGCGGAACATCTTCGCCAATCATCCCTCCCAGCATCTCACGCCCCGGCGCCTGGCCGAGATGCTGCGCGACTCCGAGCAGAACATCCCCATCAACTACCTCGAACTGGCCGAGGAGATGGAGGAAAAGGATCTCCACTATCTGGGCGTGCTGGGAACCCGAAAGCGCGCCGTCGCCCAGCTCGAAATCACCGTGGAAGCGGCCGACGAC